ACTGAGGGGCTATCACCAAAAGAATTTGATGATAGTTCCTTTTTTAATACAATGGCGACTTTGAATGCTCGTAAGAAGGAAGATCGTGCTGAACTAGTCGACCCGCTCGAAGCCATTAGTCAAACATATGGCTTATAAGCGCTTGTGCCTAAAAGGAGGTTAAAAAATAATGGCTAAAAAAGTAGTTGGTCGTGAGATGACCAGTAAGGTTGGCTTAGATTCAGCAGAAGCTGTTAAATCACTCAAGCAGTTAACCGCTGAGGTTAAAGCTAACACTAGTGGATGGAAAGCCCAAGAGACGGCATTAAAGTCAGCGGGTGAGTATCAAAAGGCCGCAGCAGCTAGGGTAGACGGACTAGCTAAATCAATGGAAATGCAGAAGGCTAAAATTGATGAGTTAAAGTCCCGCCAATCAGGCCTAAATAGAGATACTAAAAGCGGTGAAGAACAATATTTAAAGCTGACTGACCAGATTAACAAGGCTAGTCGGTCATATGACAGTATGGGTGGTCAGTTAGACCGGGCTAAGTCAAAATTACAGTATTATAATAGCGGACTTGCAGACTTACAAAAAGGTTATAAACAGAGTACAGCTTTAAGTGAATCCTATGTGAAGCGCCTAGAAGCCGAGGGTAAGTCAGCCGAAGCTAACAAGGCTCGTTTAGGTGGTTTAAAACAGGCCTATTCGAACATGGAAGCCCAGTACAAGGCGCAAACTAACGAACTGGAACGGATTAAGACGGCCAGTGGTGCTACTAGTGATGCTTATAAACGTCAGCAAGTGCGGGTTAATGAGACTGCCACAAGCATGGCTAAGCTCAAAAGTGAAACTAATGAATTAGATTCAGCCATGAAGAAGTCTAATGCTAGTGGCTTCACTAGGATGCTAGATTCCGCCAAGTCTAAACTAGGCTTAGTCCGAGATGAAGAAAAGAAAACTAAGGACGATACCAAACATTTTGCCATTGGAGCTGCGATTGGTAACACAATCAGCAATGCTGCATCTAGTGCAATTGGCTACATGAAAGGGGTTACCAAACAAGGTTATGAACTAGCCGAAGCTGGAGGCACGATTAAGAAGCAGTGGACAAACTTAGGTTTATCCGATGCAGATGCAACTAAAATGACCAAGCAAATTGGTGATATTAGAAGTAAGGCGAACATGTCCGGCGGTGCTATTGATCAAATGCAAAAGAAATTCTATGCGATGACCAACAGCACCACTAAAGCTCGTGACATGACCGAGGTATTAGCTAGTTATGGTTCAGCCGCAGGTAAATCCGGCGACCAGATAGCCCAGTTGAGTAAAGGGGTAGCCAAGTTAAGTGGTAGTTCTAAAGTAACAGCCAGCCTATTTAAGCGTAACTTTAGCCAAGTACCTGAACTGCAAAAGGCCATCATTAAAGCTAGTGGTATGTCAACAGATGCCTTTAACAAGCAGTTGGCAGCCGGTAAAATTACTGGTACTCAATTGCAAGGCTATATGGTCAAGGCTGCTAAAACAAGTGGTAAAGCATGGTCAGAATTTGGAGATACAACTAAGGGTAAGATGGCCGCCATTCAAGGTACCTACACCAACTTGAAAGTAGCGTTTGCCAAGCCTTTAGTTGCTGGCGTCGAAAAAGCTATTGATGGGATTTCTGAGAAGAAGGGTGCTTTAGATAATGTTAAGAAGTCTTTAAACACCCTAGTTGGAACACTTGGTAAGAAAACCGGTCAGTATGTTGGTAATGTTATCAGTTTCTTAGCCAAGAATGAAAAGCCAATTGAGAAGACTGGCGGTGCGATTGCTAGTATTGTTGGTAGCTTAGCTAAGGGTGTATGGTCAGCTGTAGCTGGTACTTTAAAGCTGATAGGCGGGCATTCTAAGGACGCCTCAAAAGGTATGAATGGAGTGGCTGACGCTACTGCAGCCATTGCCAAGCATAAAGGTGCCGTTGAAACCCTAGGCAAAGCTATTGTAACTTATTTTGCCATTTCTAAATTAGCAGGTATTGGTAAGGCATTCCTAGGGATTGGTAGTGGTATTGGTAAAACAATTGACTTTATTAGGTCGCTAAGCAAGGAAAAAAGGCTAGCTGCTAAAGCTGATAAAGAAGAAACGGCCGCTCAATGGTTACTCAACGCAGCCATGGACGCTAACCCCATTGGAATTGCTGTGGTTGCCTTTGCGGCTTTTACGGCTGGACTAGTGTTAGCTTATAAGCACATTAAGCCGTTCCGTGAATGGGTTAACAAGGCGTTTAAATCAGTGGCTAACTTTGGCAAAGGCCTCGCTAAATGGGGATCGAATGTCGGCAAGTCGGTAAGTAAAGCACTAGGCAACATGTCGAAGAAATGGAATGGTTTTAGAAAGAGCTTTGGAAAGAGTTGGAACAGCCACTGGTCAAGCACCGGTAAGTCACTTAAAAACAGTTGGAACGGTTCATTAAAGCATACTAGAGAATTCTTTAGTAGTATGGGTAAGAAGTGGGATAGCTGGAAGTCTAGCTTTAGAAAGAGTTGGAACAGCCACTGGAATGATATACGTTCCAACCTGCATGGTTACTGGAATAAGTCCTATAAGCATACCAGAGATTTCTTTAGCAGCATGGGATCAAAATGGGTTGGCTGGAAAAAGAGCTTTGCACATAGTTGGAATAGCCACTGGGACACAATGCGGTCTAACCTGCACAGTTACTGGAACAAAGACTTGAGTCATACTAGAGTATTCGGTCGTTCAATGGGTAGTTGGCTATCAACATTCAAAAGTTCATTCAAATCAGGCTGGTCTAGTTTAGGTTCCGGCGTTGAAAACATCTTCAAAGGTCTTTGGAAGAATCTAAAGGGGCTTGCTAGAGATGGCATGAACGATGTCATTGACCTTATCAATGGTGGGATTAATGCGGTTGATAGTGTTATCCATACGTTTGGTGGTAAGAGCAAGACCATTGGTAATTTAAGCCATGTTCATTTTGCCCAAGGTACTGGTATGTTTAGTGGATCACGTAATCCAATTACACGTCCTACCATGGCAATGCTAAATGATGGTAATGATAGTCCCCAAACTGGTAACAAAGAAATGGTCGTGCTACCTAATGGCGATTCAGGCATTGTTCAAGGACGTAACACTAAGATGATGTTACCCGCTGGATCAGAAGTGCTGAATGCTAGTGAGACAGCCATGTTAATGGCAATGCAAGGAGCTACCAAGTACGCAAAAGGTACTGGATTCTTTGGTGATATTTTAAACAGTGTCACTAGTGGTATCTCAGGCGTAACTAACTGGGTTGGTAAAAAGGTCGGCAGTTTAGAGAAGTTCTTCAAGACTGCCACTAACATCATTGCACACCCAATTAAATCACTTGAGAATCTATTTAGCTGGTCTTCTAAGGGCGTTTCAGGCGTCATGAGTAACATTGGCCACGGTCTATTTAGTGGCGTTGAGAAGCAAGCTACCGATTGGTGGAAAACACTTTGGTCAATGGTTGATCTTGACGGTAGTGGTGGCATGGGTGGACCTTGGGCGAAAGCTCCCGGCAGAGGTTGGACGCTAACTTCAGGATTTGGTAATCGTGGAGCAGTATCAGGTGGTTTTTCTGCACATGATGGTGACGACTTTTCTGGTGGTAAGACTGTCCATGCTATGCACCCTGGAGTTGTTTGGCGCGTTGGTGGTGCACCAGCTGGTTGGGGCGGTGCTAACGGGATTGGTCAATCAATTGTTACTAAAGCTAAGGACGCCTTCGTTATCTATCAAGAGCTTAATGGTAAGTATAATAGCGGTGCGGATATCTTAGTTAAAAAGGGTGACACAGTCAAAACTGGTGATGCTATTGCTAAATTAGGGTCTAGCGGCACCCACGTTCATGTCGGTGTTTCAAAATCAAATCCATTTAGCCACTCGGGGTCAACAACAGCTGGTTGGCTAGACATTCTAAAAATGAAGGCAAGTTCTTCAGATGAAAAGGACACTTCAGCTAGTTCAGCTTTGCAAAAGTTAGTTAAAAAGCAAGTGGGTTCTGGATTTTGGAAAATGATTTCTAAACTGGCATCCATGTTTGGTAGTGATGGCGGAAGTGGTGACTCGCCTTCTGGGCATATGAGTATGAGTGAATTTACTAGTATTGCTAATCAAGCTGCTAGAATTGGTGGGGTTAACTTGTCGGCTAACGATATCAAGAGATTGTATTGGCAAGCACATGTTGAATCTGGTGTTAATCCTGCTACTGGTGGCGGTTATGATGACCATGACGGTACAGGATTACCTGTTGGATTATTCAAGTATAAAAAAGGCACATGGAATGCATGGGCTAAGGCTGGTCACAAGAATATTCATTCAGCA